GATCCGCAAGGCGACGCCGAACTTCATGGTCGACACGCTTCTCGTCGCAGACGAGGACTACGACACCATGCAGACGCTCAAGAACGAGTCCGACCAGTACGTGCTGGGCGGCCCGGTCGGCCTGGTGTACGGCAACAACGTCACCGTGGGCGACATCCTGTGGCGCACCATCCGCATCGTCCCGACGCCCGCACTGACCTCCGGCACGTCCATCCTGGGCGCGTTCAAGGCCGGCGCGACCATCTACGAGCACGTGACCGGTCGCCGCTTCGACGTGGGCTACGACGGCACGGACTTCTCGCACGGCCTGGTGAGCTTCCGCGCCTACCAGCGCTTCGCCCTCGCCGTCGAGTACCCGGCCGCGTTCTGCAAGTACACCATCGCCTAAGGAAGGCTCAAATGGGACCTTTGAAGAACTACAAGCTGCCTGACGGCACGACCCGGCAGTACCGCGAGGGCGAGCAGCCCGCCGGCTCCGCCGAGGTCGCCATCGCCGCGAAGCAGACTCCCGAAAGCCGCGCGGCCAAGGCTCCCGCCAAGCGCCGCGCCTCCAAGAAGGAGGCCGAGTAATGGCAGCTTCCAAGCACGTACGCGCCCTCCGGCCGTTCTACGACGAGAGGGAGCGCGTCAACCGCGAGGCCGGCGAGGAGTTCGACGTGACGGCGACCCGTCTCGGCGAGCTCAACGCCTGCGGGCTCGAGCAGTGCTTCGCGCCCCTCGTCGAGGAGGTCGCACGGAAGCGCGAACCCGAAGGAGACGGAGAGTAAGTGGCGCTGCTCGACGACATAAAGCAGGCGCTCAGGGTCGTGACCACCGCGGTCGACGGCGAAGTCGAAACCCTCGTCGGGGCCGCGCTCTACGACATGGAGAGGGTGGGGGTCAACCCCGCCCTCCTGAAGCTGGACGACGAGGGAAACCTCGAGACCGGCAACAAGTTCGTGAAGCAGGCCGTCACGTCCTACTGCAAGGCGCAGTTCGGCTACGACAACGCCGAGGCGTACCGCTTCGAGGCCGCCTACTACCGCATCGTATGCGACCTGCTCAACTCGTCGGAGAACATCGCGGCGATGGAAGAGGAGGAAGCAGATGGCGTGGATCCCGTACCGGAGGAAGGGACGGGGGACGGGCAGGGACTGGGAGCACCATCCCCGGTCGACGGGGGCGAGTAGCTTGCGCTGGAACGAGACATGCACGCTCGTCGACAAGACCTACCAGGTCGACGACGAGGGCGTGCCGCAGCCGGTCGACAAGCGAACCGAGGTGTTCTGCAACCCGCGCACCGTCGGCGCCCACGTCTGGTCCTCGATGTACGAGATCGGCATCTCCGCCGACGCCCAGATACAGGTGAGGACGTGCGACTACGACGAGCAGCGCGACGTCTTCTACCGGGGCAAGTGGTACTCGGTCGAGGTCGTCCAGGAGAAGGGTGACCTCTCGGTGCTGACCCTGCGCCACCAGAAATCAGACAGCGACGACGACCCGGGCTACGGGTCCGAACAGGGAGGGGAGGGAACCGATGGGCCGTAACGTCATGGTTCCGCTCGACGCGTTCGCGCGCGGCATAGAGCAGCTCGTCGGGGACATCCCCGAGTCCTGCAGGAACGCCGCCAACAAGGCGACGGCGCAGGCCACCCGCAAGGGCGTCAAGACCGTCAAGCAGTACGCCAAGAAGGGCGGCCGCACGAAATGGTCCGACGAGTACGTGGGCGGCTTCCAGTCGCACGTAGAGAAGGGCGTCGTCGCTGTTGGCGAGATCGGGAACAAGGCAAAGCCGGGCCTCGTGCATCTGCTCGAGAAGGGCCACTACACCCTGACCAGCAGGCGCACCCAGGCGTTCCCCCATCTCGCGCCCGCTTTCGACGAGATAAAGGACGACTTCGTCGAGCGGATGGAGAGGGAAGTCGGGGGTGCGCTGAAATGAGCCACGCCACAGTCCAGGAGGCGGTGTCGAAGCACGTGCCCTGCTGCCACATGGAGTGGCCCGACTCCGCAGTGCCCGACGTCCCGTTCGCCTGCTACCTGCTCGACTACGACAAGCCCATATGCGCCGGCGACGTGGAGATAGCCGTCCGCCACAAGTGGATGGTCGAGCTCTACGAGAAGCGGCGCGACAAGGAGCTCGAGACCGCCCTCGGCGACGAGCTGCGAGAGCGGTTCGGACCGGTCAGGCGCGACGAGCAATGGATTGAGAACGACAACCTCCTGCAGGTTGTCTACACGTTCTACGAGATTGAAGGAGAATTCGATGGCTAACAAGATTCGCTACGGCCTGAGCAACACCAAGTACGCTCTCGTCGAGGAGGACGCCAACTCCACCGAGCCGAAGTACGGCACCCCGAAGCCCATGCCTGGCGCGGTGTCCCTGTCCCTGTCCCGCGAGGGCGGCGACAGCTCGGACTTCTACGCCGACAACGGCATCTACTACACGTTCGAGGGCACAAACGGCGGCTACTCGGCAGAGCTCGAGCTCGCCCGCATCACCGACGAGATCCGCGTCGACCTGCTCGGCGAGACGATCGACGAGGGAGCCGGCATCCAGTACGAGTCCACCGACTCGGTCGCCAGCGAGTTCGCGCTCATCACCGAGATGCAGGGCGACAAGAACCCGATCGCCTTCGTGTTCTACAGCTGCAAGGCGTCCCGCCCGGAGCTCAACGCCAACACCAAGAACGACTCGCCCGACGTCGACACCGACACGCTCAACATCCGCATCGCGTCCCAGGAGATGACCTGCAAGGGCGTGAAGAAGAACGTCGTCCAGGCCCACATCGAGAAGACGACCGAGAACGCCGCGAAGTACGCCGAGTTCTTCACCAAGGTCGTCAAGCCGACCGAGGCTTCTGCTTAGGGGGCCGCGGATGTTCGAGATTTCCATTGACGGCAAGAAGACGAAGGTAGAGGTGACGTTCTACACGGCGCACCTCTACGAGGCGGAGTTCCGCAAGGACATGCTGCAGGACTTCTTCGGCGACGTGCTGAAGACCGAGGAGCAGATCCAGGTCGACGAGGACCAGAACATCGTCAACATCGACTTCCAGAAGATTAACTGGCTTGCCGCGAACCGCGTGCTCTGGGCGGCCATCAAGACGGCGGACGAATCCGCCCCGAACTACTTCGAATGGTCGAAGAAGACCCGCGGCACCAACATGTGGGAGGCGCGGGACAGCCTGGCGGCGGAGGTCGCCGACTGCTTCTTTCGTGCCGACGTTGCCGAAGAGGAAGTCTAAGGGCTCCGGGAACCAGGACACGCCGAGGCCCATGTCGAGGATGGCGGTCAACGCCCTCTCCATGGGCCTCTCGTGGCGCGACCTGCGCCACATGAAGTACACGCACCTTATGCAGCTCCTGTGGGAATGGGAGGACATGCACGGGGCCGAGGTCGACGAGTACGTCGACGCGAAGCCCTCAGACGTCAAGGCGCTCATGAGATTGTAAGGAGACAGAGATGGCCGATGCATTCCGTGGCCTGACGATTCGGCTTGGAGCAGACGCGCGGCCGCTGAACTCGGCCATCAACTCCATCACCAAGAGCGCGGGCCAGGCACAGCAGCAGATGAACGCCCTGAACAAGGCGCTCAAGTTCAACCCCAACAACGTGAAGGCCATCGGCGCGATGGTCGACCTGGCCGGCGACAAAGCCGCGCTGTCGGCACGCAAGGTGCAGACCCTCAAGAACGCCATCAGCCAGGCGAAGGCCGAGAGCAGGCAGATGTTCGCCGGCACCGCCTTCGCGGGCAAGGACATCGAGAAGCTGGCCTCGGGCATGACCGACGTCTACTCGAAGACCCAGGCCGCGCGCTCCGAGACCACCCACCTCACGGCCGAGTTGCAGCACGTCTACGACGCGCTGAAGAGGGCCGCGAAGGTCGACATGGGCATAAGCGCCGAAAAGGCCGGAAAGTACGTGAGCGGCCTGCAGCGCAACCTCTCGCTGGGAGGGGCGGCGGCCGAGAGGGCCGAGAAGAAGATCGCCGAGCTGTTCGACAAGGTGAGGTCGGGCGACGCCGTGTTCGAGACGTTCGGTCTCGCCGCCGGCGACATCGACAAGCTCAAGGACAAGTTCTACGGTCTTCGCGCCGAGTTCTCCGCAGCGGACAAGAACCTCAAGGCCCTCAACAAGATCGAGGGCTTCCGGGCAAT